TTCTATAATATATTTGTTAATAGCAGATCCTACAGCTAATTTCATTTATAGAATAGTTCAAAAGGACCAAAAAGGGCATAGAGAAATTTCTGTTTTAAATGCTGTTTTTAGAATTGGAGCTCTTTTTGTTGAAACTGTATCAAGAACACTAAGTGATACACTAAGATCTATTGATCTCCTTGAAGATAAAGATAAGGATTATGTTTATGAAAAAGCAGTCAAACATGCTGTAGCTCAATCAAAAAAAGATGATGGAACTATATGTTATGATAATTCTGATCAAAAACGATGGGGACCAAATCATATGCTTAATATTTTTTCTGCTATGTTTTATGGATGTCTTTATGAAGAAAGAGGATTACTTAGAATAATATATTTTATTGCTGACAAGGTTTTACAAAAACAAGCTAAATATCCAGAATCTTTAATAAAACTTTTTACAAAATATGTAGAATCAGGTTCTAATCATACAAAAATAACACGAGATGGTTTAAATGAAGATCATGGAAGTGATCAATTAAAAATATTTTTTGGAAATAATGCAAATAATCTTTTTAATAATGTTTTTTCTAAAGTTCTAGCTTATGGTATGTGTCAGGGTATTTTTCATTCTACTTCTTCAGTTTTCCATGCTATTATGTGTAAATTTGTTGAATCAATTGTTGCTTCAGTATTTGGTAAACATGTATCAATGAAATCTTTTTGTACTTCTGATGATGCTTCCAGAATAATTAGAATATCAAAACCACTTCAAAGAATTCCTACCATTATAAAAATTCATTCAATCATTGTAGAATCTGGTATATTATTTAATATTATAAGAAATGATTCTAAATCTAATTATAGTTTTTTTATTGCTGAATTTAATAGTATTTTTTTCAAACGAGGTATTATGGCAACTCCAACTATTAAACAACGAATTTCAAAAATTGATGTAGGTTCTGGCCAAAATCATGTAGAAGATTATATGTCTGCTCTATCATCTTCAGCTAATTATTTTGCTGTAGGAGGTTCTTATGTTGGTGCTTGTATTCTTGCT